CAGGCTATGAGCCTGGGATCGCTTGTGAGCGACCACCACATGGTAATCCCGGTTTCCACCTTCGGACTAACCGGCCGAAGGAACGGGGCTACTCCCTCAGGTCTCCTGTCCCGACAGGGTATCAAATCGGCGAATCTCATCTGACACGTCCTATGTAGCGTGCTCTGCATGCTGCTTTACTTCTGCCTCGTGAGAGGCCGTTGCAAAACAGAATGGTTGAGCCCCTCTAGGCCCTACTTGCGTAGGGTGGTAGTGGACAACGCCCCAAGGCTAAGTTTCTCCCGCCAGTTCCGTGTAGGAAATGACGAAAGTTAAAGTACTATGTACAAACTGAGCGATGGAACGAAGCCCGTCGGCCTTGAATACTATCCACACCCGAAGTCTGTAGACTCCTAGTGGTGACTGTAACAGGTCCAACCAGTTAAGGACGGTTTGAAGATATCAGATGAGGTCCAGCGAAGGAGTTTCCTCTTTGGGAACGAAATCATGGACACTCCACTCGGGAGTATTCACAACCTGGTCACCATTGGAGGAATCTTACTTCAGTGGAGCGACAAGTGGTCCGAGCTCTTATAAACTATAATTAAATTAATAACTATGCTTATAATCACTCGAAACCTCCATGTGAGCCCTCTCCTAAGAACAGAGGTTTTCACAGTTAACGGGGTCGAAATGACGAGAGAGCAGGTCTTAGAGACCAAGCCGATCAACCGATCGGTCGCGCACTGGTTAATTCTAGTAGACTGGGATTTGTATGAGTCTAAACCATTCGTGGTTGTCGACCCTTACAACCCCAATTCTCTACTATACTTAACACAGGCCGATTACCTATCTCTAGGTAAGATTTGTGCCTCTAACGACTTAACGTTCCTCGTTGTTGCTTCCCCCGCGACTAAACGTCCCGTTCCCCATGATCCATCTTCTTCTCAAAATTCCCCCCTTCCGGTGGGATTTGAGTCGAAGTGGTCTCGAGCCTCTAAAGCTAGTTGGAAAACCTTTCTAGACCTTCGGAAGAAGGTCCTGACTGGCGTTCCTTTAGTTAAAGACTCTACCATGGTTTCCGAGCGTTCGGATACGATCGCGAAGACTGTGCTAGTGTGGGTGTCACAACTCCTACATTACATAGAAGTGAAGAATCCGGGAAGATTTCCCGTGTTACTCCTACCATTGATCAAACACCTTCGTGTGTTGCTAAAGAATAATGGGCAAATGACAACAGTGAAATATCTGAAGATATCTCTCTTTGTCCTTTACTCATATATTTCTGGCAACCCCGTTTCTAGTACGCACCCCTTAGGCCTTCCTATTCGGTTGCGGTCAGGGCTCCCCGCCCAGTTCAGCAAGGAATTGAGAGATATGATTAGATCTGGAAATCTCCCCGTAATACGGGTGATGGCCAGTCTTCTCAATCTGTATCGAGCTATGGATGCTAAGCACCCAGAGTTCTCTACAGATACTATCACTCAACCCGCGCCAAATTTGGACGGGGACCCTGTCTTCCAAGAGTTCCAGAATTTCTGTAAGGATATTTTCCCTACATTAATCGAGGGCCTCAAGGGAGAAAAGCCGCAATTCAAATATGAATCAGCCTTTGGGCTTCTCTTGCGGACGGCGGGCCCTAACTATTCAGGTCCTTCTTCGGCCTCTACTGTATTAGACGCGCAGGCATGGCGAAACGCACCTAAGAACTATGTTCTTGAGTGGTTCGAAATGCATGGCGATGTTCTAATGGCTCGTAACCTTGAAAATCAAGGTCTAGAGCATCAGTGGATACCAGACTGTGTCGAGGGAACCCCTTCCCTTGACGGATCTGTACTCTCCATAGGAGGGTATCTGATGGCAGTCCGGCCGTCGAAGGCTTGTCAAGCTAATGGCTCACCGATCCTTGGGAGATTGCATACTATTGACGAACCAGCAGGAAAGGTTCGTGTAGTCGCGATCTGTGACTATTGGACACAGGCAGCTCTGAAACCGGTTCATGACTACCTCTTCTCAATCTTGCGTTGCATCCCTCAGGACGCGACGTTCGACCAAGATGGGATAGTACAGTCTTACTTCCAGAAGGGACTTAGTCCCCACTGGTCGTTTGACCTTAAATCGGCAACAGATCTGATACCACTCGCCCTCTACAAAGAGGTCCTCCGTCCCTTCTTAGAAGAGACAGAGGGAGTGAGTACCAGAACTGACCTGTGGGCCAATATACTCACAGACCGTGATTTCCACTTACCCCCTACTGAGGACGCGAATGGTGAACTACCTCCTCCAAAGACTGTCCGGTACTCTACTGGACAGCCGATGGGGGCACTAAGTTCTTGGGCGTCAATGGCATTGGTGCACCATGCACTAGTCCAGTTCGCACATTTCCGTGCCACTGGGAAGAAGCAATGGTTCACTGATTACCTAGTCTTGGGAGATGACGTAGACATAGCCTCCTT